TTATAGTTTCACACCTTATATATTAATTAGGCTTTAGAAGCAGCTACTACTTTAGAAATTATATCCAGGGTGGGGTATCACCTCAGTTACTCCCCAAAGGATGTAATCTCTCACTTTACTATTATAAGAAATACCAGGCACACAAGTGCGATTATCGCACCTAGAAATCTCGGGAAACAAAGGAGGGTAGACCCTGTAACACCTATGACACCGACCAAGCTCTAGAGCTCGGCGACGTCTAGCATATGATGATCTACCTTTATTCACACTCCTAGGGAAAGCACGCTTGTAAATATCAACACACAAATGAATAGGACACACATTACCCTGTTCAACAAACTTACGTAGAATTAGCATCTTCACAATCACATCCATATATCAACTACTACTTTATAATGTCTTATTATTCGCATTATTCAGATTGTTGTGAATGGCCGGTCCTTGTCTCCCACCCGTAATAGCAGAATCGAAATTACCAAAGGTATCATTGTTGTTAGCCTTGTTGAGAGCCAACATCTTGTAAGTATTGTACGCCACATACTCCGCACGAGTGGGTTTAGGCACAATGCCGCCACTTGGTCTGATTGCAGCTCCATTTTCAACATAGTCGAAAAAGTCAAAGGCAGCGTACTTGACATTTGGATGAAAGCCCATAGCCGACCAATCAGAAGGTGGGGTCTGTTGTAAATGCATGTAGTTCCACGCCACAGCCGCATAGAGACGGCAAACCTTTCTAAGTGTGCTGTGCTCAGTGATAACCCCTACGACATCGTCGACAATAATCGCTCCACCATCCCACTCGATTACCCCCTTCGGATCTTGATAAACGGAACTGCTTGTATTTGCACAATTGAGCACCAGACGGATGATCACTTCTTTGACTGATTCGGTAGGCACTCCTAGGCCTTCGAGGGCCACTTGTATCTTCACCATATCCTCGGAAGTCGCCATGTTGTTAGAAATCCTCTGTGGTTTAATCTTCCACAGGAAATCGGTAGAAACCTGGCTGTACATATTCGTTGGATCCCCTCGCATATTAGGTGGAGGCTGGAGAGCAGGTCTGCCTATCTCTAAAGCCATGTTTGTAACGTGCACGTTCGTCTGCTCTCTCCTCAGCAGTGCCGCGAGTTGTGTCAGACGGCTTATGTTCCTAGCGTCCTCTGCTGGGGTATTGGAGTTCATCTCATCTAGCAATTGCTCCTGCTCACGCTCTCGTTCCATCTCTGCAAGCCTCAATCTTGCCTCTTCAGCAGTCTGAGCTGGTGGGGGTGGAGGTGGAGTTGGAGTGGATCCACTTGCGTTACCTTCAGTATCACCTGGTGCCGGTTTGGGAGGCATAGTGACTAAAATTCAAATATAACGATCTAACCACTCACAAACCTAAGAGTATCACTAATGCCTAGCCGGCTTGAGCCCTTTGACAAGTTCGACGAAGGTTCTATCGAAGGTACAACCGGAAATCCTCACAGCTTCACCAGTTATTTCAATCACGCAATTATTATGACTAACCGAAAAGCAATTAATAATAACACCTACGGCCAAAACACACCCAAAAGCTAAAAGTAAGTCTAAGTAACTTAATGACATTGACCACAGACGCACCTACGATGCCCACTACGACAACTAAGCAAGAAAATGGCTGCGCTTAATAGTATAACAAGGAACCAAGGTTGTACTGGTAAGTTAAATCCACCCTCTAGAGAATTCAGTTTCCTAGGACCTCCGTAAACGATAGTCTTTGTCCCGTCTTTGTACACACCACCGTGCGGCAACAAATGTGAATGATCACCGACTTGAGGGAGTGTATTCCTGCTGTAAGTCAATATAGATGCTACAATACTTAAGCCGATGGCCGCAACAAGGAGAACTTTCGTGTGGTCAGGTGGAGGTGTAAGAGGCATCAGGAGTCATAAGGTGTAGTACTGAGCGGTGTCGTGTGAGGCCTTGGTAAACCAAATGTCTAGCTTCGGCGGGTATGTGATTCTCAGCACTAACCAAAGGGACTGTTTCGGAAGTCTTCCCGACAACCTCCTCAGGCTCGTAAGCTCCAATGGAATGGGCCCGCAATAAGCAACCTATTTCCTTCTCGTAATAAAGGACCGTGCCGACAGGATCGAAGTCGTACAACCCCTTGATACTAACTGCGTCCTCTTTTGTACTTTCTACCTCAAAACCAAGTTCCCGGAGGAATTGCGCAGTGCACTTGCCGAAACGCCGACTGAGAGTAGACTTGAAATGAGCTCTATACAAGGTACGCGGGGGGTTCTGTACAGGATCTCCGAAAAGCGCAAAGAAATTACAAATTTCACCGTTAAAGCGCGTGTATTCGTCAAGTATATTAAAGCACTTCGGATCAACCGAGCCGGTGAAAGTTCTGATGCATAAGCCGTCCAAGTTGCAGGGGTCAGGCACACCCAATGTGTAAGCTGCGAACCTTGAATCAGCTTTCAACAGCGCTCGAATACAACTACTTTTCCCTGCACCAGGCACACAATGTACGATAATAGGTAAATGTAAACTACTACTTAAACGTGTGAAACCAAAATCACTCAAAATCTTTACAAACACATCCATATAACAATCCTATAGCTTCAACCTAAGCGTATTTAAATTTGTTTCTCGATACTAGAGTAAAAACTAAGGATATCGGACTTTAGGAGCTTCTTATTCTTGATGATTATCCTGACGCAATTGTAGGCAGCCTCCAACTCCTCCTCATCCATCCTATTAACCGCTCGCTCACGGAGGTTATAGGCGTAGGAAACCTCAATGGCGTAATTGTCTAGACAGTTGGCTAGATTATTCTTCTCTTTAGCACTACCCATACGTTCCAATACCAACTGCGGCTTCTTATATATCCCATCAGAACAGAGATGCCATCCGCAAAGAGTTGGTTTAGCCAGAAAGAATACTTTGGCTTTCAATTTTAACTTGCTCAAAAAACCCTCATGCTCTTTCTTGATGCACGGGGGTTCGGATGCGCACATGTCATCCCCAATTGAGTTGATGTGCTCGCTGTCTTTAATATTGTATCGCAAGAAGGTGAAGAGCATGATGGCCATAGTATTAAACAGAAACGTACTAGCCTCCCCGGAAAACCGCATGATCGCGAAGTTGCCTAATTTGGACCCTAAATGACACTTGATGAACGCGTAGTCCTCAATTAAGTCCCTTGGCAAACCTAGATACTCCATTAGGGCTAACTCAAAAGCAACAATATACTGATCCTGAGAAGCGTCGAAGGCCTCATAATCTGACTCAGTGCAGATGCCCTCGAATTTGCCCTTGATAACCCACTCATTAAGCTCATCCAGACCCTTCCCTGAGTGAATATAGAATCTGCTAGGTAGCGCCTCATGGAGTTTAGCTTCAATGTAGCGCATATAAGGCGCGAAACGGCAAAGTACGGCGTGTTGGAAGCAAACAATACTCTGTGCTGCCTTCGCGACCCTAAACCTATTATCAAACTTTGTGCATAATTGACTTTTGGAGAAGATGAGCCCTACTTCAATCATCCAGTCTCTACATGACCGACCCGCATGATTCTCTATAATGACCGCACTTTTGCTTGTTTTCTTTTCCTCAAAATCAAACTTTGCTCGCTCCATCATAGTAGTGTTATGAGCTTGCTTCAAAGGTACTTTCTTGAGAAATTCATTCAGAAGGAATTGCCCATACAGTTTGGCTTCCTGAAGTTTCGCTTTCTCAACAGCCGGTCGTGAAAATCTCAACCGTTTTTTAACAGCCATTATGAAGGTCACGGTATCTGAAGCTCTATGCCTAGGGTAAATGGTCTCGAAACGCTCAGCTGCATTCGTGAGATTGGTTCCCAATTCTTTGGGATAATCATCTGTGAATTGTTCAGACACAATGTCACCCATTCGCACTTCCCTTGCCTCTTTGAGCATTATCTTGTGTACCCACCTAGCACGTACGCCCTCCAGGTCGGCTTGGGGTAGGTGAGTTTTGAACCATTCTTCTTGCATAACTTCCTCAAGGAGCTCCACTTCCTCCACATCCTCAGTCTGACCTAGATCAATCATGCACTTAAGCCACGGATCACCAATGAGCTTTTCTTCCCTTTTCCCTGCGTCCTTACCTATTAACGTTGAGAAACCATTCTGGAATTGTGGTTGGCCTGGTAAGTGGTCCAATAGGTCTTTCAACTGCGCCCTCTTACTAAGGAAGTGACCCAAAGCTCGATGTTTATACAAACCAAATAGACCATTCCAGTCAGTTCCCAAGAGGTTGACGAAACAGACATTATCACTAAATCGGCTCAGGGCTGTTAACCAGCGTTTCTCTGAGGTGGCAGCTGAGACATTTGTGATGATTATGGTACCCACTCTGAAATTCAAACCAGTAGATTCACCAAATGTGTACACTTTCCGTTGCTCGCACACAGGGAAATGGGTCTCAATAATTTTCTTTTCCTCGAAAGAGGAAACGAGGAAAACCTTACTATATTCATCCATGATCAGCACTAACTCCTCACACCCTGTGTACAACAAATGCTCTTCCAACCGTGGCTCCGCAACATTTTTCTCAGTAATTTCGCAAGGCAGCCGACCCCTGAAATTCTCATTATTGAAGCGATGACTCTGCACATTGAACTTATAGCTTTGGCCCTCAAGCAGTTGTTCCACATCACTTCTCATAGTGCTTAGCCATGCTCGATCACGTTCGTTATCATAATCACTCTGGCAAGGATCACCAGCAACAATTAAGTGCACGCCCTTTTTTGTCAGATAGCAGATCATGTCCAGGTATCCAGGTGGGTACAGCTGTATCTCATCAAGTACGACAGCCATCCCTGAAGGTAAATTAGAACATTTGAGTATGAAGGTCTCAAAAGTCATGAAGTCCCAATTCTCCTGGCCTTTCTTCCGGGCCGCTTTGCGTTCTTCTTGATTTCTTGAGCAACCACAGACGCCTCTCTGGAATTCATTCAAAAGGGCTCTACGTGGGGATACGTACAACACCTTGCGACCCAAATTGATTTTGAAGAAGTTTTTGAGAATCGTGCTCTTGCCCGATCCCAAGGTGCCAATCACTGCAAGCACATCCCTACTGAGCGACTCATTTTTCTCCCTAAATTGGACCGGGAAAAGGTTTGGTTTTTTGTTGAACAAAGAAGAGCTCACGACACCCGTTGTTCCGGAACACAAACTATCTGCGAGTCTCCTAGCTCTAGCAAGGGTACTCTCGTAATTAAGCAAAGTACCTGCTCTATTTAGTAGCTCTAGAGATTCTGCCTTCACCTCGTGAGTCTTGCCACACTCTTCAAACAGTGCATTGCAAGCCCCTTTTTTCCTATGCACGTGTTCTATATGGTCACCTTTTATTTCAAAAGAAGCTTCAAAACGTCCTTCCCTGTTGTACAGCACTTCCCTTGATCCCTCAAAAATCAAAGCTTTAATCGAGAAAAGTTCCAGCAGTGAATGGAAAACACCTAAGTCAACACCTTCACCATTCCAAAGGCTCGTCACCATCATTGGATCACAATTTTCTTCGATCACATGCATTACCTCACTTTCTTTGCGATTGAGTGCAGAAGCCATAGCTTTGACTACACATCCATTGATTATACGCATGAGTCTGAAGTGCTCCCCGCTTAATTCTAAATAAATCACTCGCTCTCCTTTAGTCGGTTCAAAAACGGTCATGACACTCAACTCGGGCTGGTATATTTTGATGGCGACTCTGAATACACTTGCCGCACATGCAATGGCTTCATCTACAGCGTACACTCCCTCTCCAGCGCAACTGCGCGCAGTCTCATTTGCCCCTGCTGAACCCAGGTCGTACTCCAAGGCCAGTTTCTTTCCCCTGAAAGGGCACAGGCCCAATTCATTAGCTAAGCAAAGCCAGAAGCAGTTTCCATTACCGCCGCAATCGGTAGTATTGTACGTGTATGGGAGTTTTTCTGCGTGCACGCTCACCTTGCAGCCATTAAAATGCCTGGTAAAAGCTTCGGCCCCGGATTCAGCAGTATTTGTGCAATCGCTACCGTCGTTTCCTTGTTCTCGCTCCTTGTTTCTGCTGTTTGAACTCCCATGCTCACCTTCCTCGTTCCCAGCACCTTCTTCATCTGGATTTTCTTTTTCGGTGTTCGGCTGCTCTGTCTCTTCTGCCTCCCCAGCTTTTTTTCCACCACTTGTGTCTGTCTCTTCGTGATCTTTCTGTTCATCTTGGCAGATTTGTTTCATTAGTCTAAATGTCACGGAAAGCCTGTCTTTGCTAGTCTCAAATACAGCATGTTTATGAGTCTCCTGGAAGCCCCCGGGCATCTCGAACAAGTCTCCGGGTCCTAGTTCAAAACTTGTAATTTCTTTAGTCTTTCCTTCCTTGCAGGTGGTCATGAAAGTGGCGCGCCCCTCAATATTAACGGTGTATATGGGACCGCCGGTGACAAAACATTCCTCATCATCACTGTGCATCCCAATTTTTGCATTCTCGTCGTAACGTTGCACCAAACAGCAGTTATAAATTTCAGGTATGCCAACAAGTCTCATCCAAACACTGATCCAGCCAGGCCAGTTTAGGCTTTGGTGCTCTCCCCCATTATACGAGTACCCTACGCCATTTTTAGAGTAAAAACCGGCGTACCTATTTTGAGCCGGTCCGGCGTTTGGGAATTTATGGAGACGTGTAGCTCCATCATTTCGGATGCTCAAAACGACACTGCAAGGGCCACTGCCACCGTGTGTGCACCCTTTTTCTTCATTAAAGTACGCCTGCGGCCTGTGGAAGGGCAATTCGCCATGAGCAGCTTCATCCACGGGTCTCTCTTCCCCTTGGTCCTTTCCTTCGCCCTGATCACTTTTTGGATCTTCTACACCGGCGCTGCCCTTGCTTTCTGCTTTCTTCCTACCACCGCCCACTGCTTCTGATCTAGCCCCTCCATGCACTCCGCAGGTTTCAGTCGGTTTATCAGTGCTGCGCTCACACCTGAGCCATGAGTAATTACTCGTTTTACTTGAGTGGAATTGGTGATTGGTCACTTCATGCATTACCTTACTCCATGGGTGCATTAAACTCTTGTAAGTGCCGTGGCCATCGGGTTGCGCGGTCAAAAACTTCTGGTAAAATTTGTAGTTACTTCTAAACCACAATAGTCCGATGTTTGCCCAGTAGAACCTAACGTGATGCGCCCAACGACTTCTCATGTATTTTTGTAGACCTATAGCTCCCCCTTCTCCATAGAGATCGTAAACCTTGTATTTTGCCGGACGTAAGAAAGGCTTGGCGCATATCATCCTAAAGAAAGCAGCTATTTCGTTGATTGAAGCGATGGTGCCATCACTATTACTCAAACTCTTGTAACAAATAGCAGCTAACGTGATCCTGAGCACTCTTTGCTCAATCTCGATCAGAGGACCCCGCAGTTTGGCCAGGCTTGGCTTGGCAAGGTAATAACCGGCACTTGTTCTGTCAGGCACTGCGACGTATTCTCCACGGCCGAACCTTTCTTCGATCATCCTAACAGGATCTAAAAACTCGTCAGCGAGCCCATCATCCTTTAACTCTAGAGTCCATACATTATTCCACTTGAGTTCTTTTAATTGCACGTCGACTGTGAATGGCTCAAGATTCTTGATGAATTCATGCAGACTTATTTCTAAAACTGTTTCGAAAACGTCAGCCAAGATCTTTGGGCAGCTTAACTCCAAAGTAACTTGCCCCATGAAGATCTTAAGCCCTGTCTGCACTAATCCATGGTTTTCACTGTGTTGGTGGCGATCACAAGATTTGAGAATTTCCTGCACGAAAACGATTTCCTCGCCTGTAGGGCAAGGAAGTAGTTGTGTGAGTTTCGCCATGGAGGATTGTTCATCGGGCTTCCTGAGGGTCTTCAAATACCTGTAAACCTTCGAAACTACCTCATAGGGAATTGGGAAGCTACAGGACACGTCTCTAGTGAGGGGATCCAAGCCATTGCACGCCGTCGCTTCGAAGGGCCCAAATGAGCGCATAGTCGGCCCTGCAGCTTCTCCACGCGTAATAGAGACTAAGTGGTGCGCGAATTTACTGCATAGGATATCAACCTTGTACACCGTGCCGTCGACGAGGGTAATCTTGCCACATTCCAGCAAGTAACCCCCGTTTAAAGGCTGTTCATAGCCCTCACTCCGCACCCCATCAGGGTAAAAAAGGAAATTTTTCTTCTTGACCTCATAAGCATAACACCATGGGTTCAAGCTTCGATTAGATCCGAATAGCAGTTCGGGTGGGTACACCATGGTGCCCAACATCATTTCAGGCTGCAGCACTTCTAACAAACTGATTAAGTCCTCCTTGCTCCAGTAATGCAACTCATCGTGAAGAAAGAGGTATTTAGCTTCTCTCTCCTTCAAACAAGGTAAGAGATCACGCAAAGTTGGTGTCTCTACCTGTAATTCATGACGCTTAAATCCTACATGTGGTTTACTCACCTTCTTGACAAAATCAGAGCCGTACCTTGCTTTGTCGGCACTGGTCACAAACCTATTTATTTTAGATATAGTACTTAATTTACTATTCCTTAATTTAAGGAATTCTAACTTTGATTGTTTAATTCCTACAAAATGAAATCTATTGTCTACAAGGGGTGGTAATACATTATACAATAGATGGTTCTCAAGGGTCTTACATGCGGCGTGTGAATGTGGTACTGCCGAGTATGGACTTAGGTATATACCAGCTTCAATTAAGTGGCGCTTCGCAATGGGGCGAAGATAATAATTGAAAAACTGGAAGTTGCTTACCTCTGCCTCCCTGTGATAATTCGCTGATGTGCTGGCAATTGCTGCTTGAACACTTGAGTCATATGCACCAACATTCTCCTCCATTGGACTTCTGTATGTGAGTGCCAT